CCGCCTTTTTTTATTTGATATACATATAATAGCAAATATAAGGCACAAAAACAATATACAAAATACACAAATATAAGGCACAAAAATTGTGCAATATGTATAAGGCACAAAACAATAAAATATATTGACATATAAGGCACATTATTATATAATAGAAGTAATTAAAAAAAGGAGGTTTTACACATGGAAGAAAAAAAGACAACGGAATCCCTAAGAAAAGCAGTAAAAAAATATGATAGCAAGTTTGAGCGCATAAATTGCCGCTTTGCAATAGGGACAAAAGAAAGGATAAAGGCGCTAAACTATAGCAGTTGCAACGATTTCATAAAATTAGCAGTTGCGGAAAAGCTGGAAAGGGAAGAAAAAATTTTGAAATAAGGCACAAAAAACGCTTGACATATAAGGCACATTATTATATAATAGATTTATCAAATAAAGAAAGGGCGGCTTTTTAGCCGTCTTTTTTTTGCGTTTTTGTTATCGTTTTGTAATCAACTTGTAATCATGTTGTACACAGTTCTGTTATCAGTTTGTAACCAATCTGTTATCGTTCTGTTTACAAAGTGTAACATAGAATAGATAAGCTTAGATAAGGTTAGAGAAGATAAGTATATATATATAGTCGGGCAGATTCCCCGACGCCGCACCAGGATTTATAAAAAACGGCTCGAACTCGACAAATAAATATTATAAATTTATTATTGACATGGAGCTATATATCGTGTATAGTAAGGGCAGATAATAAATACTGCACTGGAAACAGTAGCACACAGACGGCAGCATATATAAACGCTGACGCAAGAGGATAACTTTTTATTTTTCTTGTGTTGGCGTTTTTTTATTTTTTGAATGTTTGGAGATGATGTTGTGAAAGATAATTTTGTTAAGAGCGAGATAGGTATTGAGGTATACCAGAACGATATATATAGGCTAGTGGATGAGTATATAGAAACTGAACTAGATGGAGATACTGAAAGCGTAGCTGATAACTTTGTATCTATGATTTTTTACATTGCCGATAATATACAAAAGCCTAGTAACGATAATATAGAATTACTGGATAATATATTTAATATTTATGTCCGTATATGTGCTAAATATAAAGTACTGCCAACACTGGAGGTATTTAGTTTTTTAGTTGGTATTGATAGAAATACCTTTACAGATTGGTCTATGGGTAGGTATAGGGTTAGTACAGCACATGGTAGCACAGTCAAAAAATGGTTTGATATTTGCAAATCTTTCACGCTTAACCGCTTGCATAACCAGACCGGCACAAACGCCAACTTGATTTTTATTGCAAAGGCGGCTTACGGTATGGCTGAGACTGCTCCAGTGCAGGTCGGCAATCAAAACAGCCAAGCATTAGCAGATAGCGAGCTTCCAAAGTTGACAAATCCGGAACAAGAAGTCATTGAAATCGAACAAAAAGACGGATAAACAACGGAAAAACGTTAAAGTTCGTAAAATTGTAGTTTTACGAACCAAACAAACAGAGGACTAGCAGCCTACCCCCTACCCCTCTATTGGGGGATTAAAAAACCGCCTACTAAGTCCCCCATACTCCCGAAAAAATAAAAAAGGGGTTTTTGAGAATGGAAAATGAATTGCTAAAAACGGAATACTCAAAGGCGTTTGACGATAAGCGGAAAGCGTTGATATGTCAGAGTTATTACAAATATGGCAAGGCAAGTAGAAATTTTGCAACCGGAAATGTGGATGCGATTGGAAGTCTTAAAAAATGTCTTGCGAAGTTTGAAGAAACTGGAAACACAGAATATCTTTGCGACGTAGCAAATTACGCAATGTTCCGTTTCATGTTTCCGCAGAACGGAGAGTATTTCAAGAATACGGATTCGGATGGTTCGGCAGGAATTGTTGGAATGAGTGTAAAAGAAATGGAGGACTTCAAGGATGGACGATAACGAAAAACAGTGTTGTGGAAATTGTAAATATGCTGCATATAGCCGTGAGAATGGTTATGTGTGCGAGAATATGAACAGTGACTATGCATCTGATTATGTCGAACACGACCACGGATGCGAAGAGTGGAGGAACCGTGATGATTAGTTTTTTGATTCGATACATTGCTGTGGTTTATTTTGGATTCATGGTGGTAGTTTCGTTTTTGAACATAGTGTTAGGCGAAAAACCACGTGAGAGAATAATATCAATAATCAATTTTTGTACGTCCATTGTGGCGATATATTTTATAACTCATTAAGAGTTTTACCATATCTCTTGAACTCTTAAACGTGATAAGGAGTGCGAATCACAAAGAGGGGCAATGTATATCCGTTCTAGCCGAGAGCGAATCGGAATACAACACCGGCAATTCGGTGTATATGGTTTGTTCATGTTTTTTGCTTTTGCATGAACCTTTCTTGACCCACTAGCGGAAAGCTGATTAAAGGACCGTCACAAGGTCCGGTGGGGTTTATGGTTTCGTTGCGATAGTTCCCAGTGTCCAAAGTAGCCGGACGCAAAAGAATCGCAACAGTGCGGATTAAAACACAGATGCATGTATGCCAATCCGTACTTACGGCGATAGCATAATGGATAATGCGTTGTGTAGAATCCCACTATACACAAAGAATCGTGGTTCAAATCCACGGTTGCCGATTAGGTGTAATTTCCTAAGGGAAATATCCAAAGGTAAGAATGTTCCAAATTTGCAAATAAGGAATGTAAGCCTTATGGGATTGCAATACACCTATTTGCCGATATAACACTAATCAGGCAAGGGAGCAGTTTGCTAAACTGTCAGTAGTCGTTATGACGTTTTGGTTCAAATCCAAATATCGGCGTTTCCCCGATAGAGGGGATGATACAATGCAAAGGTACCTAGAATTTTCCTGTTTTGCGATATAATCATTAGTCATTTGAATGGGTGCCTTTGCTGATGTGTGGCGAAAAGGGTAGACGCAGGAAACCACAAGTACAATGCCAAAGTGAGCCGAAAGGATATGGACAAAGGCATCATGTGAGGTTCGATTCCTCACCACATCAATGTTCCGGTTCGCTACCGGATAAGCAAGCGTTTCGGTATTCCTTGCTGAAATAATTAAAATGCTTGTGTTGGTTGTCTGACAGTAGAGTATGGACAGAATAGTAATAAGTGACCAGATAATACTTTCCAACACAAGAAACCGAATATAACTGGAGGTGTAAAATGGCAAGAATAGAAAATATCAAGGTTTTTGGAATTGAAGATAGTTTTAAGGCAAGCAAATATCCGTTTGCAGTAGATATAAATGCTGTGAATGACGAATTTACCGATAGAATTGATAATCTTGGAAGATGTGACATAGGCACAGGGCATGACAATTTCCTTAACGGAGTGATTGTTCAGTTTGATTTGACATTCAGCAATAAGGCGTGGGTGGAATTGCAAAGATACCACTTTATTGACTTTGTATCGAGTCAGTCAACAATGCACTGTATTAGCAAAATGGATATTAAGTGTATGTGCAACGGTTATGTGTCTGATGCAGTTATCGCAGAAGTCGAGAGATTGAAAGAGATTTACTTGAAAACAAAAGACAGCGAAGATTATTTGCAACTGTTATACAATATTCCGTCTGGATTTGAGTTGACTGCGAGGATGACAACAAATTATCGCCAGTTAAAGACGATTTACAAGCAGAGAAGAAATCACAGACTACCAGATTGGCATATATTTTGTGATTTTATTGAAAAATTACCACATAGCAAGTTGATAACTGGAAAGGATGATTAGGCATGTGTGAATTTTGCAAAAACATTTATACCAAAGATTACACAAGCACAAAATACAAAGATTACATATACAAAGATGAACACGGTGTTTATATACATTTTGCAACCGGAGATAGTTTTATGGATTTTGATTATGAAATCAATAATTGCCCTATGTGTGGTAGGAAGTTGGTGGATTGATGATTACACAGCAAGATGTTCACAACCATATAGTTTTAAATGCAAATGATTGGCAGAAAAGATACTTGTCTATGCAATGTGGAAATGATGTTGAAAAATTAAAAGAAGTTGAAAAAAGTATGGCTAATATGGTAAATGGTGTTGTAAAGGCATTGAGAAATAGCGGTGTTGATTATTTAAACAAGATTGTTTGAGGTGGATTATGAAACATGAAAAGGAATGGTATACTTGCGACAGGTGTGGGAAAGAGATAAAAGTAGGGCTGTTGTGTATGAAATCAATCACACAAAATGGCATATTAAATATTACCTACGATTTATGTAATAAGTGTATGGAAGATTTTGAGAGGTTTATGAGGAATGAAAATATCAATAAAAGAAATAGTGCAAAAAACGGTTGATGAAGCATTAGATAATGCCACAATCAGCAACATTCCGTTTCGTGAATGGATTGATAATGTGAATAATGCTTATGCAAATAAAAAATGCAACCTAACTTCCTGCCGATACAACGCAGATGGCAAATGTACAAACGAAGAAAAGAGAGAAGAATGCGTCGAAGTTTCAAGAAAGGTGTTGTGCATAAATGAAGAAAACAATAGGTTGCAAATATGATTATGGTTACAGCCCTTTATACGTTGTAGATTTGCTTTATTGGAAAGGATAGTGAAAATGAAAATGCTGTTTAGATTTATAAAAAACATAAAGTCTTTTTGGAAATTCTACAAGGATTATGAGTACAACGGAGAAGATTGCGAATTTATCGTTGACAATTATCAAGAGGTTTTGTGTAGCAGAACAAGGACAATGAGTAAGCCTACATATCGTGCATCGGCTGTAATAGCGGAAATAGATGAATGGTATAATGAATCTTTGAAATCAGTATATGGATGCGAGCCAATTGAAAAAGAAAAAATCAAGATAATATCTGACGGAGAAACCGCAAAGCTATTTATTGATGGTAAAAAAGTGCCGGGTAAAGATGTTGAATTACATTTCAGTGCCCATGCAGGAGAAGAACCAATGATTGTAATTGATGCAAATTGGATAAAAACAGATGAAAACAATGTACCAATGTTAAATGAGAAAAGGACGGAAGTTTTAACAGAAGGTATTAAGATAAATTGTTAGGAGTGTGTCATTATGAAAATAACAGAAATGAATAATTGCATTGAAAAAATGAGAGAGTGTTACAGTTTTGATGATGATAAAACGGAAATATGGCTTGGAGAAGATGTGCGTAGTTCATGTAATAGATATATTTCTGTTTGTACAAAAGATGAAAATGGAACACAAATTGAAATGACAAGGCGTGCAGATGAATTAGTTGAAAAGTAATTTCCGATTATCGGAGGAAAGGATAGTGAAGTAAAAATGAAAAAGATACCTACGTTGTTTGAAAGAAAATATATAAGCAATTGCGTTGTAGAAACACTTCCGATTGTAACAAAAGGTATGGAATGGGTTTTGAATGGAGATGGAGTCGCAACGGTAAAATTTGATGGTTCATGTTGCGCGATTATCAACGGAGAATTTTACAAGAGATATGACGCAAAGAACGGTAAACCAGTTCCAAAAGGAGCTATTAAATGTCAGGAAAAGGCAGACCCAATTACAGGGCATTTTCCATGTTAGGTAAAAGTTGATGATAAGAAACCGGAAGATAAATGGTTTATTGAAGCATACAAGAACGCTATTGATGCTGGAAAAATTGAAACCACTAATAGCGGATTTGCGAGCGGGAAAATAAGCGAACACAGAGAGTTTATTTATCCCAAAATGCAAGATGGAACTTATGAAGCGATTGGAGTTCATTTTCAAGGAAATCCATATAACTTACGATTTGATACGATAGTAAAACACGGAACAATAACCATAAATGTTGAAAGAACATTTGATGGAATTAAGAAATATCTATCCGAACATTACATAGAGGGTTTGGTATTTTGGAAAGACGGTATTCCTCAATGCAAAATTAAAAGGTCGGATTTTGGATTTGAGTGGAACAGTAAATAATTAAATTTCCGGCTAACAAACGGAGTTAGTCGCTAACCTAGAAAAATTATAGGCAGGATGCCTATTATAGCATCTCTGCTTGTGTGGAGGTGCTTTTTTAATGCATACAATTGAAGATGAGAAAAATATAAAAGAATACGAAAAATACATATTACGGAATGGTATAGACCGTAGTGTAATAGATGCATATTGCGAAGCAAGTAAAATTATACTTTGCGGAAGAAAAGACCGTGAATATGGATTGGAAGTTTCTACAAGAGCAAAAGAACTGATTTTTGAGTATATAAAATCAAAAATCAGTTCTTTTGCTCTTGTAGAA